TATATCATGAACAATCACATCCGATTTGTTTGAGAAAGGCATATTGAGCAAAGCTATTGTAGATGTTCCGCCTAAAGTTGTTGCGTTCATAATGACGGTGACATTTACAATAACGATATCGCCAATTCTTTCATAAAGGCAAGTTGCAGATTTTATTTTATCAATCTGAGTAGAGTACGGAGTAAGAGTAGCTGTACCAAGTTCGATATTTGACGAATCGTATTTAGTCGCCAAGGCGGTTTTATCGGCTTTAACAAGCAGAGCGTTGTAAACCGTGCCGCTTGTGAGGTAACACGGGCTGTTATTTTTGGGTTCGCTGTCGAACGGCATTGAATCGAGCTTTCGGGCAATACTCTTGTCTGTTTTATCAAGCCTTGCTCCAAGCGAATTAGAACTACCTCTTGCATTTTCGACTTCTTTTGTGATTTCCGCAATAGAGCTTGCACCCGGGAAAGCTTTACTGTCATCATTGATTACGCTTTTTCCTACACGCAAACAAACGGTTTCAGCAGTTATGATTTCGTCGTTTTCTGTAAGCACAATGTCCATTTTGCAAATTCCCGACAAAGCAAGCATTGTGTCTGTGAGCGTAACTGTGACTACATTATTTTCGGTGTCAACGACAGCGGCTACGCTGTCCGCAACGATTACATCATCAACCGTAGCATTGACTTTTGCTGACATTGTAGAGGCAAGGTCAACAGTTTCACCGTTGACGGTGAACGCAAAATCAATAATGCGTGAGCCTTTGTCGCCCTGTCTGACTTCCAAAATTTCGTAGTTTTTGCAACTGTTGATTTCGAGTGTCATTTTTGTATGATTAATGTTCAAATTTTATCACCTCATTTAACTATATAATCTGATAACTTTGATTTTGGTGTGCCAAGCTCAAGGCTGTTCCACCGTTCGAGCACGAAATCATAGTCTGTTTTAATTATTTTTGCTTGCAAGCTATCGTTTTCAGTATCGACATAAACACTATCGCATAAATGCAGTCCAAGCATTTCATTAAGTGTTGGGGGATAGTCAACCTTTACATTAAGCGTAGGCGCTCCGTTTGTGTTTACGAGCTGTCCTCTTAAAACCTGTGCTTGAATATTTAGCTTTTGAATCAAAAAGTCCTTATTCTCGCCTGTGTGGGCGTTGAAATCCCAGTAGCCTGTTTCGTCGCCGATGTAGACCGAACCGCCGTCCGAAACATCAACCGTTTTCACTTTAATGAGCTTAGATTTATGGGTTTTGAGTTCTTGCGGTTGTGAGCAGAGGACGAAGTTCTTGTCGCTATATGTATCATGGCAAGTGGCATACGCTGCAACATGGGAACAGATATCGTCTGAATTAAGCGTTTGCGTAAGACTGCTGATGTTACTGCCCCAGCGCAAATGGTAGCCTGTAACCGCCCCACGGTTCTTGAGCAACGATACGTTAAAGTTGTCGTATTTATATTCACCGCCAAACACGTCAACAAGCGAACCGTCTGCACCGCCCATAAAATCTCCGAGAGTACACGGAGTAACAAAACCGAGTGTCATGGAGGATTTTGTGGTGATATCAGATGTAAATTTAAAGTAGTGCGCCCACAAGGTCATTTGCGTTTGCAAGCCCTCCTCATGTCCCGTGCAAAGGCGATACCACCATTCCGCAGGTGTGCACATTATGTCTGTCTGATTTTGTACTTCAACCAAAAAATTGTTATACAAATTATGCTTGATATGCTTTGCTTTGATTACAACGGATTTTTTATCTTTGTACTGCAAATTATAGATTTCAAAAAATTGCGGTTCGTCTGTCGGATTTGGTTTTGCTTTGACAAAGAGTTGTGTATCAAGCAAATCGGCGCAGTCATCTGTCACCAAAAGCTCAATTTCAAGCAAATAGTTGCCGTTGCGTTCTTCGGTAACTTTTCCGCTTATAATCTCGGTCATCATACCGATTTTAAACATTGCATTTTGATTCAAAATATGGGTTGTGTTTTTCAATTCGTATAGCAAGGGATAAAACATTTACAAACACCTCCAATTCGGGGTAATGCTAACCTCGGCATTGCTAACAGCTGTAACCGTAACCTGATTGTTTCCGACAAAAAATTCGGGTGGTAATGCATCGTTGATGAATTTCGATGTACCGTCAGACTTATACGCTCTATTCTGCATCGATTCGCCGTCGAGTAGAGCGTAGTCATAGCCCGCAACGCAAGACAATGTATATTTTGTTCCGTTAATAGTTAAATTAGCCTTAGCGTTACTGCCACTGCTTGTATTTGTATTGGTAATCTTGACAGTTGGTAAACTTGCGTATTTTTCGGGATTACGCAAATTCACCGCCTTATTAACCTCTAATTCAATAGGTTTAGCACCAATCTCTGAGTACCACCAAGGAACACGATTGAATTTGATTTTGGTTGTAAGCAACGAGGGCAACTCTCGTACAATGCTATCAATATTTGATATGTAAGCCTTAGTAAAATAACCGGGATTATAAGTGTCTTTGTACTTCTGATATCCCCGATTTAAGGTCAGCCATTCAGTAACAGCCTTAGCAAGATGATGTGCGGACATCTCAGACAAATACGGCAGAAAACAAATTTCTCTTTCAAACTCCACATTCTGCCACCTGCCATTATCGAGGAGAATGTCGCCGTCCTTGTATGGGATTTCAATTGCTGAAATATCCCTTTTGGAAATTTCGTGCTGTGGAGCTTGTACGAATCTACCACAAAAATAAGACAGCCATTTGTCTGCAAAATAAAAGTTATGCATATGCTCTCTGCCTCCTTGTTATTTCATCGGCAAGCCTGTTGCTGATATCATCAACCAAGCTGTCAATGTCCATATCGTTATTAATCGCAACAGAAGGAATGTTAATACTGATATTGTTGACTATATTGGTTGAATCGTTTTCAAATACCGAGCCTCTGCCTTCACGCTTTGACTGACGGTATTCCTCAGCCTCTTGAGCTGTGAGAACTGCCTCACCGGCATCAAGATATGCGGCAAACTTATCGTGTGGGACATAATCAATACCGGCACGGAAACGAGGTAAGGTCACTTCCGGAATCGGATCTATTTCCCAGCCTATCATTGATGTTGCCCAGTTTACGCCTTCCAACAACTTATTGATAATCCAAATAATGCCGTTGATTACATTCTCAACAAATGTAGGTAAAAGGTTGAAAACATTCTTGAAAATGTTAACAACACCGTTCCACGCTTGTTCCCAGTTTCCCGAAAAAACACCTTTTACAAAATCCACAATTCCGTTAAAAATCCCCGAAATCGGTTCAAGAGTTTTTTTGACTCCTTTAATTGCACCGCCTAAAACCTCCGAAAAGATTTGCGCCAACCATTCAATCACCGGAACAAGAGCAGGAATAAGTGTTTCAAGCATTTCACCGAGTAGGTCAAGAACCGGGCGAAGAGCATCAAAAACCATTGAGATGACAGGTGATAGCTGTTCAAAAACAGGCTGTAGAATGCCGACAATTGTATCGCACAACTCACTGATAATCGGGATAAGAGGTGTAAGCAAATCATTCAAAAATGTAGCTAAGTCCTCTATAATCGGAGTAAGTGCCGCTAATAAACCGTTGAGCAGAACACTCGCCAACTGAATAAACATCTCAATTACGGGCATCAGGAGCTCTACAAGCGTGCTAAACAGAGGCATTATAGCCTGAATTATCTGCATAAAATACGGAAGTAAATCCTGAATAATCTGCAGTAAAGGCGGAAACAATTGTTCAACAATCTGTATGATGAGAGGGGCTAACTGCTCTATAAGCTGAGCTATAAACGGGAGCAATTCCTCAATCAATGGCATAATCTGTTCAAGCATTGATACAATTATCGGGGCGACCTCTTCGCAAATGTTGATTAAAACAGGGGCAAGGTTGTTTGCCACACTCTCAATCAATGGTGAGAGCTGTTCGAGGAGTTTACCGCCAAGACCGATAAGAGAGTTAAGGACAGGCTCGGCGACAGCACCAATCTGAGCCATAGTGTCAGACAACTGCTGATGAGCTCTGTTAGATTCCATTACATCGCCATTTGTTTTCTTGTATTGAGCCGACGCATCAGAATATAGCGATGTGAGGGTGGATGTGATTAACTGCTGTCTTTCTTGTTCTGATGAGCATTTTGCAAGTTTTTCGTTGAACTCATCTTCTGACACGCCCATCCAGTTAAGAGCATCGGCAAGCGGACCTGTTACCTGTCCAACTTTTGCGGTTTCGTTTGCCGCCTCTGTCAAACCCTCAATAGGCAAGGAATCACCGAATTGACCGTAAACACCTGTGCAAATCTCTGTCCAACTTTGCAGGTCTTTTGTGGAATCGCAAAGCAATGATAAATGATTAGCCGCCTCAGTTGCTTGTCCGCTGTCGCCAACCACAGCATAGAGGTCGGAATATGTTTGCTTTGCGTCTGCCGCTGTAAATTTGTTTGTGGTGAAAGCTGTGTCGAGTTTACCCATTTCGGTGCGGTATTCTCTGGTATTTTCGGCAACTGACGATAATGCTCCGACACCTGCCGCCGCACCTCCGACCATTGCCGCTCCCCATTTGCCTGCGGTTTTGATACCGTTACCTAAGGTTGCGGCAACACCTTTACCTTTTTTCTCGGTTTCGGCGATTGATTTGTTTGCTTCATCATTGTTGACGAAAATAGAGCCAAACAGCTTAAATATTTCAACAGCCATTAGCTACACCTCCTCCCATTTGTAGTTATCAAGATAGTTTTCAACTTTTCTTTCGATTTCCTCTGTATTGACACTCTCAACGCTTTCAGACCGTGTCGAGCCTGTTGCCTTGTTTACAAAATCCATGTACGACAAGCCTGTGAAATTTCCTACAACAGTCAAAATATAGGCTTTGTAAAGCAATTCGTCATTACGGTCATTTATAGCGTTTTTGATAATTTTGACAGCATCTGAAAAAGACAGCTCATGCAGTACGGCAGTATTACCGCAACAATACTGCACGAGCATTCCATATGTTCTTACTTCAAGGCTGAGAGCGAGGTAAAAAAACTCTTAATATCATTCTCCCTGATGATTGCCTTTACATTGTCAAGAACCTCGGGGATACTTAATTTACTTACATCATCTGCCGTAATGTCGCCTCTGATATCGGCCAGCAATGAATAGAATTCCTGTTCTGTTTCTTTGGTTGCCAAAGAAGTTAACAGAGTAATCACAAATTCAAGACCGACCGCTTCGGTGTTGACTGTTTCATCTTTGCTGTTATTTTTAATAGCGATACGATTTGCAAAGTCTGCAATTTCCTCTTTGATGTCTGCTTTTTTGATAATGCGAGCAAGAGTGAATGCGTCTTTAATGCTTAATTTTCTCATAATTATGCCTCCGATGTTTCCGTTGTTTCCGTTTTTTCTGTCGGTCTGAAAATTTTAAACGGTGGTTTGATTTCGTCCTCCGAATCATAAACCTCAGGTGAAAGGTTACCATAGAACTGAGCTTCTACCTTACCGTTGTCTTTGTCGGCAATTGCAAGTGTAAGACCGTTTTCATTAAAGCCGTTAAACACCTGAATAATACACGGCTTATCCTCTCCGAGGAGACAGCCTACCCAAGTGATGTTCTGAATGTAGTCACTGTCAAGAATAACATCTCTACCTGTGATTACATCGTAGCCTACGACCTTTTCGTCTGTACCTTTGTCGGCAATTCCAAGACCATAAATGAAATTTTGTGTGGTCATCTCGGCAAGGGTTGCCTTGATGTAAACCTCCCAACCGTCAACTACCGTATCGCCTTTAGTTCTTGTTTTTACGCCGTCAAATTCAAGCCGTCTGAGTGTCGGCTTTGCCGAAAATTCACCGCCTTTGATTGTTACACCAAGGCACTTGCCTGCCTTTTTTGCACTTGCGTATGTGTCTGTAGCAGGGTCGTAATTCACAAAGAACGCACCTGCATCAAGGAGCATTCTGTCGGCGGTTTTCGCCGAATAGCCGCTATATGGCTTAATTTTTCGTGGCTTAACTGTTGCCATTTTAATCATCCTTTCTGTTGTATTTCCTCATTTCGAGAGTGAACATCACTCTCTTTATTGATTTGTCTGATTCGGCAATATACTGCCGGTCAAAATTGTTGTAGAATTTGTAAAAAACATCATCAACCAAGTATGTAGCCTTTGCTATGTCGTCGTAGATTCTATCCACAACATCATCAATGTCCGCCGTAGTCTGCCTATCATAAACATTAATGGTCACAACAAACTTGTCATACGGCTCATCCGTGTAGAGCTGTTTAACCTCATATACAAGGCGAGGAAATCCGCTTTCTGCCTGTAAAAAATAAGAGGGTGCATACTCAGCGAATAAGTTTTTCAAAAATTTCTTGATATTATTCACCGCTGTATTCCCCCTCGTTCAATTTGCGTTCTGCCTCTTCTGTACCTACGGCACTGAGGTATTGCTGTTCAATCTTTATAATGTCTTTGATGTTGCTTTCGGCAGCGTCGCTCAATGCTCCGATTTTTGGAGCTTTGCTTGTACCGATTTCTTGATACAAGCCGTAAAATCCGCCTGGCTTAAATCCTACCTGCAAATCAGGAATTTTTTGCTTTGAGCGTACCCAATACTGTGTGTTTTTCGCTAAGCGTCCCGTCCTGCGTTTTATTTTTTGTCGTGACCGTTTACATACCAACTTGCCAACATCACGCAGAGCGGCTCTTTCAAGCTCTTTGAGCGTATATTGAATACGGTCAACATTACTGATTATCTCAACGCCGTTTTGTGTGATTTTAACTGCTTTAGGCAAGGACATTGTTCTCACCTACCACATCCGTTAAATACAGCTCTGTACGCTCTGTTCCTTTGATTTGATATGCACGATAGATTTTGAACTTTCTATTGTCAAGGTAGCAAAATTCTTCGTTCTGATACTCAAAGGAATTAACTTCAAGCATACATTCGGGTTTTAATCCATTAGCTTGCGCCTGAAAGAACTCGGATTGTCTGACATATTGCCGCTGAGCATAGACCTTGCGGAGCTTTTCGGACTGAACGATTTCACCGATATCGTTTGTTGTTTCGTTATAGCCCGAAACAAGCAAAATCAAAGTATCTGCATTCATTCTGTTTGCGCTCCTCTCGCCGCCATTGCATCACGCAATTCTTCGTAATGCCGTGCCCATTCGCTATCAGCTGTCACCGAAAAATAAGCACGGCAATAGAATTTGATTGCCTGCATAACAAGTGCAGTTGAGTTTTTGTCGTTGACATCAACTCCTGCACCTGCCATGTCACTTTTGGCAGAATCAATGAGGGCAGATATTTCATCATCAAACAGCACCGTATTGATACGGAGCGAAACCTTTACGGCTTCAATTTCATTTGATACTGCCATAATTCAAACCTCTTTTAAGCGCTCTTTTTTACGAGCTTAACAAGGCTGTGAGTATCCACGACCTTACCGTCTGCAAGCATTACGGCTTTAAGGACTGTGTTATCGGTGTCGTCCTCTTCGTACTTCTTGACACTTAAACCCATTACCTCGTTGAAGATGTAATCGTTAAGATTGAACATCATCGCAAAGGTTGTGTCGGCTGAAACCGTGTCAGCGTACGAATCCATATAGCCGTCTGTTGGGATAACAGCACGACCGAAAAGTGAGAGTGACGGCTTGCCGTTAAGTCCTTCGGACATACGAGCGACAGGCTGACCGTTGCTGTCTGTGATGCCCATGAACGCAAAGAATGACTTCTTCGTCATCAGCCATACAGCGTCATCGTATGCAGCAGGAAGAGCCGCCTCAGCAGAGCAAAGTGTTGAATATGTAAGCTTGCCGGTTTTTGCAATTTCAATTGTCTGGCCTTCAGGGGGAGTGCAAGAAAGAATGCCGGTTGGCGAACCTGAACCCGAACCCTTAACGATTGCCATTTCACAAGCCTTAACAACTGCGTTCTTAATCTGGTCGATAAACTGTGATTCAAAAGTGTCAAGCGCCGTTTTGGTCATAAAGAGCGAGAACGCAACCTTGCATTCAAGCTTATAGCCGGCAAAGACAACCTTGTCAGTAGTTACCTGCTGCTGGTCTGAACCCTTTTCCTCATCAACCCAGCTTGCTGTCGGGCGGATGTTCTGTGTAGGGATAAGGAGCGCTGTCGGATAAGCCGTCTTGAACACTCTTGCGTAAATTTCGCCGATTTTTTCAAGTTCAACGATTAAACGCTGATACATTGTGGTCGGCACAATAGCCGCCGCAGTGCTTGATGTGGTCTGTGATGCCACATTCATAAACTTCTGTGGCACGGGTACACCGTTCTGAATATAGTTAGCGAATGCTTTTCTGTATTCAAGTGTTGCGTACATATCTGTTACCTGTTCACCCTCATCTGTAAGGTCGATGTTTGTCTTGTGATTTTCAAATGGCGCAGGCATTTTAATTCCCTCCTTTGCATTTTTATTTGCCATATTCACGGCAGAATTTTCAAACTCACTGTCAAGTTTATCAATCTGCTGTGTTACCTCTCTCGCCTCAGCGAGTTTGTTCTCTGCGATAAGCTGTTTAGCCTTATCATAGAGTGCATTTCTTTTGTCAAGATATTCCTGTCTGTTCATTCTGATTCAACATCCTTTCGTTTGAGTAATTCAAGCTTTGCTGTAAGCTGTGTTTTTTCACTTCTCATCTGTTTGATAATTGTGTCAGGGATAAGACCGTTAAGGCTTGCCGCAAGTTTAACTTCCACGGGCTTATTAGCGGCATATTCGGTAATTTTGTCGATAAAACCTTTTTCAACCGCCTCATCGGCAGTAAGCCAAGTTTCGTTATCCATAAGTTCGATAAGTTCGTCTTCACTCATACCGGTTTTTAGTCTGTACGCTGTTGCAACGGCTTTACTTGCTTTGAGCAACACACCCGATTCGTGCGCCATGTCATTGTAATCGCCTGCGGCATAGCTTGAAACATTATGAATCATAAGCATACCTGTTGGCACAATTTCAGATGTGCACGCACAAGCGATGTATGAAGCGGCAGAGGCGGCAAAAATGACCTTGATTGTAGCCTTGCTTTCGGCGAGCATATCGTAAATTTCGGAGGCGGCAAAGATATCACCACCTGATGAATTGATAACAACCTGTACGCCCTCATCATTCGCCACTTCGTCAAGCTGTGAGCGAATGTCGGCTGGGCAACAGGAGGCTACTCCAAACCAGTCGTAAATCCACTTATCATCATTCGTAATGATAGGGCCCTTAATGTCAATTGTTTTCGGCATCATTTTCACCTCCTTCGTCAACTGCAACTGTATCTAATCTTCTGAGCGGAGTATCACCGCCCGGAACAGGAGCAAGACCAAGTGATTCTCGCCATTCATTCGGAAGCATTGCACCACGGTCAACCATTCCAGCAAAATTTAGCTTAGTTTTAAGACTTGCAGATTGTAGATTGAACGAACCTACTGCGATGTAATTTCCACAACTACGCTGACGGCGAGTGAATAGTTTCCGTGTCAGCTCGTTTTTAAGCTGAATAATTTTAGGTGAAATCACCGCCTCAAAGTAGGCGTTTTCTTCATCTTCGTTCGCTGTTGATGTGATAATTTTTACATTGGTGTTAAAAAGCTCAAGGATTCTGTTTTTTGTTCTATCCATTTGCAAAGCATTTGGAACATAGTCATTCGGGGTTATCTGATTTGCGTCAACCTTTGCGTCAACTGCCGCAACGCCCACAGAGCTGTTACTGATGTTAAGGTAGTTGTCAGCAAAAGCTTTTGCGTTCTTCTTCAAATCCTCAGGACGCAACGATGAGGTATATTTCAGCAACCATTTAATGACACTTGAATTTCTGATAGCGCTGATGATGCCGCTGTCGGTTGTTTCAACAATTTCGAGCAAAGGAGCAAGAGCCTTAAATTTGCCACTTCCAAATATATCGTTCTCTGCGAAGTCATCACGCAAGTGTATGACATCTTCGGAGGCGAAGCGGTAAGTCTTGCCGTTTGCAAGGATAAATTCATAAACAAGGTTGCCGTTAGTGTCGTACAAGTCCGTAGCTGATTTAGCCGGTATAAAATACAATTCTGTCGGCAAGCCGTTTGAATCCCTGATTATCAGCCAAAAAGCATTGCCCGATAACGATAACTGTGTGCTTGTCCTATATAGGAGCATATCCATTGTTGTGTACGGGTTTGGTTCTTCAAGCAAAAATTTGACATAAGGCTCGGGATTGATTAAGAGGTCTTTTCTACCGTCAACGATTGTTTCTCTTATGTGTTTAATGGATAATTTTGAAAATCTGAGAGCCTGTGCATTAACGCAAGATCGGACGGTGTCGGAATCATATGCTCTGTTGCCCCACAAGAAGAAATTTGAATTATTTTGTGTGACAAGTTCAACCCTTGAAAAATTCTTTGTCTTCCTGACATTACGAACAGAATTTAAAAAGTTCTTAAATTTTCCCATTCTCTCACCTCCTAAACAATGCTTAAATATTCATCTTCGTATTCAAAATATATCGTGTAAGCGTCAAGCAAAGCCGCAGTACCGTCAATTCGTCTTGTTGACTTTGAGGTCTTAATCGGCTGTATATTACCGTTTCTGTCCTCATCTATTGCAGTATTTGCAAGACACCATTTATCTATCGGGTTGTTGTTGTAGATTATTCTTTTCTTGACAAGGTCTGCTTTGAGGGCTTTCATCGGGGCAGACAGTGTTTTCTTGCCCTGATGTACCGCTTCCATAACGGTAGGACCGAAAGCGTCAATCATCTGATTAACCCACATCTGAGCCGACCAAGCGTCATAGCCCTCTTTCCATAAATAAATGTCGTGTTCGTCTTGTATCTCTTGATACCATGCTGTAACAACACTTGCGTCAATCTTGTTTCCGGGGCAGGTACGCATAAAGCCCTGTTCTATCCACTTGTCATACGGGATCTTATCCTCGGTTACTTTTTTCTCCACAAGATCGGCAGGTATCCAGTACATTGACAATACAAAAATATTTTCATTGTCAGGCACTCGGAACAACATCTTTGCCGCTGTTAGGTCGGTTGTGCTTGATAGGTCTGCGCCGCCTATGCCATAAGTCGGATGAAGCTTCTTCACATCGAATTTTGTTTCGTTGTTAAGCTCATCGAAATTGAGCCACGATTCAGTTGATGTTTCGGCTATGTTAAATTCTTTGCATACAAGGTTGCGTACAAGCGACGGATTCGCCTGCGCTTTCTTGACCTTGCTTGCAAGGGCATTTCGATTTTTAATCGTCCCAAGTCCGGGGTTAGCCTTTTCCCAGCAATCGGGTTTTTCCCATTCTTCACGCTTGTCAAGCTCGTAGATGATGTAAAGGCTGTGTTCGTCCTTGTAACCTACATCGTCAAACAAACCATTCGTAGTGCGAACGGCATCGTCATAGATTTCATCGTAGATGTCCTCTCTGATTTTTCCGGCTGTTGTTGTCACAAGGATAAGCGGTTGGTCTCGCCCGATCGTACCGTCTGCCATAATGTCATACAGCTGTCTGCCGTTTTTCCACTGGTGCAACTCATCCATTAAACAACAATGCACATTTAGACCGTCAAGCGTGTCCGAATCAGAGGCAAGCGGCTTAAATACTCCGCAGTTGTAATCTTCTGAACTCAATTCATTCAGCAGTGGTTTAATTCGCTTCAATAGAGTTTCACTCTTGCGAACCATTCGTTTTGCTTCCTGCCATATAATCTTTGCTTGGTCTCGCTTGGTGGCAACTGCATACACTTCGGGACCGGGTTCACCGTCACCGATAAGCATATACAAGCCAATCGCAGAGGCGAGTAAAGACTTGCCGTTCTTTTTCCCGATGATTAACACAGACAGGTTGTACTGCCGGATGCCGTCATCGTCCACAAAACCAAAAGTCGCCGCAAGCCACGCTTTTTCCCACAGTTCCAGCTTCACAAGCTGACCGCCCATTTTGCCTTTACTGTGTCGGCAGTAGTTTTCAACAAATTCAATAATGTGATTTCCTCGCTTGGCTTCATAGTGGTAGCCGTCTGTCGGATTAATCACCTTGTCGCTTAAATGCCTGTACCATTTGCGTATCTTATCGCAGACAGTAACCTTGCCGTTCTTTATCTGCTCGTAATATTCAAGTATCGGATTATAGCTTAATGGATAGCGTTTCAAAGCTTGTCACGCCCTTCAACGAAATCGTCAAAGCCGTCTGTTGTCACAGTCTTCGCCTCGGTCACTTTCGGAAGCATATCGTTGAGCTGTTTAATGTATTTGAGATAGTTGCCGAGCATGGTATTATACAAATCTGCCTCAGGTCTTTTGCGTGAGTACGGCTCTTGTGTTTCCGACTGCGAAAATAATTCAGTCAAGCCATAAATTGCAATGTCTTGTTGCAGTTCTTTAAGTCTGATTCGAGTGAACGCCGCATTTTCAATCAAGCCAACAGCGAGGTCTTTTCTTTTAACCTCTATGTCCTTGTAGATTTCCGTTAATCGCTTTACTTCTCGCTTTATCGCTCTTTGTTCTTTCTGTTCGTCAGTCATTTCAAGTCACCGTCCTTTCACACGATTTTGAGGGGGAGGGGGGGCTTATATATAAGGCGCGCAAAAAATCTAACTGCCCCCCTCGGTCCTTCAATTACCGATTTCCGATTTTTCAACGGGGGGGATAATCGGTCGGAGCATTCCGCTTTCGTCGAAAAAATATTTTTTCGGTTCGCAACCGCCTATCCCGTGTCCCGGCAAATCATCGTGACATTTTTTGCATACATATAAAAGATTGTCGTGGTTGAGAGTAACATCAGGATTGTTTATGTTGCCCTCATTAATCATGATTTTATGATGTACGATAAAGCCGTGTCGCTCTTTACATAGCTGACACAATCCGCCGTCAACAAGCATTCGCTCTGCGATAAAACTTTGTCGGCAGTCCTGCCACTTTTTAGATTTATAAAATCCTATGGCAAATGCCTTAGCCATACCGTACACCACCAAATAAAAAATGGACTTACAACACAGATAGTCCGTCTGCATTATAAGTCCATTGTATATTTTTTCTCGTTGCATTATTGGTGCAATTTAATTATTGTTTGTTATCTTTCGTCTGTTTTAGCTAGCCCCAATAAATAATCAGTAGTAACATTCAGAGCAATTGACAACCTTCGTATATTGTTCGTCGTCGGCGCTATTTCGGCAGTTAGGTATCTACAAATCTGACTGCGTTGAACTCCCGATTTCCTCGCTAACTTTGTCGGGCCGATATCTCTCAGTTTCATAGCCTTTTCAAGTTGCGTTGAAAAATCAACATCAGCCCTGTGTATTTTGTCCATTAATTTGTTGCCCCCCTTTTAAAATCTTTAACCGTCAATCCACTTCACTCTCCTCGTCAAGCATACCAAGTTCCTGCGCCAACGCAACAACAGCGGTTACAATCAAACGCAAATCCTTGCCTTTGATGTTGCACATACTAAAGCAAACATTGTCCTTATCGTTATCAAGTTCACAAAAATCAATAACAAGTCCCTTTGTAATCGTCTTGCTTTCATTGTTATCGTAATTAACGGTGATATTTTTAATGTCTTTCATTCTTCTGCCTCACTTTCAAGCCAATGTTTAATCCCTGTAGTACAACTTTTATCATCAAAGTAATAACCGTTGCATTGTTTTTGGTAGTAACTGCAATTCACACACTTGTCGAATTGGTGTATGAATAAGAATTGCGCCATGTCATGGATGCTCATTGATTTAATCTTTTCAAAGTTTTTCATTTTCTTCACCGTCCTCGATAGGCTGATTCCAACACTTAACGCAATTATTGTCACAATCATCTTTGTTTATCAATCCTAAGGCATACAGACATACACCTTTGGGTGTTCCGTCATCGTCAAGCAAAGTATTCGGATAATGTTTCAGGAATTCCGTAAGAAATGTCTTTTGCGGATGCTCATCGCTCCACCGCTGAACTATTTGAACAGCCGTTTCACTGTGAAATAATTCTAACTCGGAGCAAACTATTTTTTCGTTATTATTAAATCTGCTCAATGGGCAATCTGTACACCGAATATGGCATACACCGTTCACAACTGATTTTGTCATTCGAGCTTTTTCATGCATATAGTTTTCAGTTTTTGAACAGTCAATCATTTTCTTCGTCTCCTTCAAAATTAACAACTTTTCCGTTGTCGGTGTAATCTCGTTTGTCAAATTCAAGTTTCAGCTTGTCGATGACAACCCTGTCAATATGCTCCCAAAACACTTCATCAGTGTCGGAGTGTTCAATTATTTCGGTCATAGACTTTAGTGCCTTTGCACATCTGTCACGGCCAAAGCCGAAATCTTTATGCAAGGCATACAGCATTGTTTTAAATACTCTGCGCGTGATGTCTTTGTTTTCTTTTTCTCGGATCTGTTCATATGCGCTTTTTGCAATCCGTTCAGCTTCCTGTTTAAGCTGTTTCGGGATTTTAGGCGGTATTCTCGCTTTCATCGTTTGCTCTCCTTTCGTCAATCTTATCAAGTGCAGTTACAATCAACGAGCTTTTGGCTTTGGTGTCCATAAGCTCTGCCTGATAGTAAAACCGACCCGTTGTATTCCGTCTGATGATACAGCCTTTCAGAATGTATTCTGCTCCATTGTACAGCACGGTTCTTTCAAGGTTGCGTTTAACTTCCGAGATATTCACAGTTCTTCCACCTTGATGTAAATACCCGAAACCTCTGCCCAAAACTTTTCACATATCTCACTTGCAACAAGTGCGTCATCAGACCAAAAGCCGATAGCGGTCATACAGTCTTTTAGCATTTTTTGCAGATTGTCTGTATCGGGCTTTGTTATACGATATTCGCCGTCCTGATGTTTACCACGAGGGAAGCACCACTTTGTTATTAACCTGACACCCGACTTGTACGGGTCTGACGGTTTAAACTTTGCTAAATGTGACATGAGCTTTTCTCTTGCCTGTTTCACCTCGAGCGGATTGTAAAAAACAGGTTTGCCGTTTTTTACCATAACTTTATGTTCCTGTGCCGTTACGGTCGGCGGTATCATCGCCATAAAAAATTCAGTCTTCGTTGCATTCGATTTCATAATAATCAGCTCCGTGCCATACTTTTAATTTTGGGTCGTAAACTATGTATCCATTAGCGGCTACCTTATCCAATACATAACTTATCAACGCAGAATTTTTGGAAATCCACTTCATTACTTCGTCGTTGATATAACAATAATTCTCTCCATCTTTTCTTCGTTTTAGTGGAGGCATTCTTTTAGCGACTTTTAATCTTTTATCTTTTGAAGTCGATTTGCATTTTGCCATTTTTTACCATTCCTTTCTTAACTTTAAAATTTTGCTTTTAGTCACAGGTCAGGGGAAGGAGTTGTTGTGCGTAAGCTTCGCACAACTACTTCACCCCTGTGACCTTAGGGAACGGACATCGTTTATATATACGGTAGTATATATACTTTTTCTTTCCCTCGGAAAATCTCGAGAAAAAAGTCATTTTCCGTCATTTTTAGAAAAGGAAAATCTCGGGAAATTTTCCTTATTTTCCTTCACGGAAAGGGAAATTCTCGATAAAATTTTCCTTCCAAATTTGACGGAAAGGGAAAATTTATTCGACTTTTTCCTTTTCCTTTAATCCTGTTTTACCGCCGTCAACCCAAAATCCGCCGTGCTCTTTTAATCGATTTCGGACTGTTTTTTCGGTAACTCCAAGATATGTAGCAATGTCATTTATATCTGCCTGACCGTTATTTTCTTCTGCAGTAAACGCTGTCATAATAGATTCTGAGCGTTCTTTTTTGCGTTCCGATTCACTCTTTTTCTTACCGAAATTCTTCTTGTAAGGCGGGTTAAAATCGCCCTCAAAATTACAGTCTTTCAACACACCTGTTGTATCTGATTTGTGTATCGGATAATCAAACCAAAGATTAAGTGCATCAAATGTCGGAAACTCTCGCAGAGTACCCTCTATTCTCCACGCTGACATCCCTTTTACGGTTTTTTCGGCACGGGCAACATCTGACATCATCAGCTTAAAAGACTGTTCAGGAAGCGTTTTGCGTGCGATGTCAATCATATTATTTGCCATTACCAAATCGTCCTGCGAACACACTTCGCTGATTTGGTTAAAACGACCTATCCAGTCTTTGCAGATTTTACAGGTTCTTTCATCCTTTTGCTGCTTCATCAAATCTTCGCTGATTTCAAGCCTTGTAAGGTCAAGGAGTGCGTCAGGGTCACGGGCAAAAACACCCGAACCCGAAACTCTGTCCATTGACTTTTTACCGCCCTGAGCACCTTTGGAATGGTGGTGACAGTAGATTACCGCACATCCGATTTCTGTACACACCTTGTCAAACTGGTTGCAGAAGTGTGCCATTTGGTCTGCGCTGTTTTCGTCACCCGTGATAACCTTGTATATCGGGTCAATTACTACGGCTATAAAGTTGCCTTTCAGTGCTCTGCGAATAAGCATAGGTGCTAACTTATCCATAGGCACGGACTTGCCACGCAAGTTCCAAATATCAATCCTATTTAAGTTTTTGGGTTCAAGTCCTAACGCTTCATATACATCCTTGAATCTGTGAAAACAGGACGCACGGTCAAGTTCAAGATTCACATACAAGACATTGCCCTGCGCACACTTAAAGCCGAACCATTCTGTTCCCTCGGCAATTGCAATACACAATTCGATAAGACCAAATGACTTACCTGCTTTTGAGGGTCCGCCGAGGAGCATTTTATGTCCCTGTCGCAATACTCCCTCAATCAGAGGCGGAGCAAGTTCGGGAGGATTTTCAAAAAAATCTGCAAGGTTGTCAAGGTCGGGTAAGTCATCGTTAATGCTCTCCACCCAGTCTTTCCACTCGGCAAAGTCTGATTTACCGATGTTTGTGTCAATGATAAACTGCTTTTTGCCGTTGCGGATAACACCGGGCATACGGCTCAGCCTTGACGGATTGCGGTTCTGCTTGTCGATTTCAAAGCCGTTTTTATGGCATACATTGTAGAGATAATCAACCCTTTTGCGGTATTCGTCATAGTTTGCGGCATCAATCTTAACAATAGCGTGGACTGATTTTCCGCCCGAATAAACAAGCACCGCAACAGGCAGCTCAAGCTCTCTGATGATTGCATTTTGTTCTTCAAGAGCCATACAGTCAGATTCCACCAGAGCGTAACGATAATCGGTTACATTCTCGTTTTTAACACCCTTACCGTCCAATGGATTAAACCTTATCCACGCTCCTGCCTCGGGTTTGTAATCACCGAATACATTTGATATGTCACCGTTGCAGTTATTAAGTGCGGCAATAAGCTCACCTGCTGTACGGTCACAACTGCCTTGTGTTGGCGAATATTTAACCTTGCCGTTGTCATTTTTTTTATAAGTTTCAGTAACATAGCCTACATTTTCCGAGCTATCAAAGAGAGTTTCAATGTAGGTCACAATCTCATTTACCGGGTTCCAGTTTGTAGGCTCGTGAAACTTTACACCCTCACAGGTATTTACACCAATATCGCCCTTATCACCCTGCTCAAAAGCAATTTCGTCATTCCAGCCGAGTTCTTTCGATTCACGAAAAGTCATCCCCCTGTCTTTAGCCATTTGGATTATCGTGCCTGCTGTGACAGGTGAGGCAGAGCCGTTAAAGCTCTGCCATTTCTTTTCACACTCACCGTTGTGATATCGACTGTCTGCTCTGCTCCAATCGTCCCAGTCCTTTACGCTGTATCCCTCTTGTTTGAGTGCCATTCCGACATTTACCCAGTCTTGGTAGTCAAGCTCTGACGGACTGATGTATTCAAGTGCATTAAGTAAGTCCAACCGTATTCACCTCGCTTTGCGGTACATATGTTTTCGGGTTAATGTTTTTCGGAGTTCTCCAACCGTTTGCGGCAATCCTTGAAATCAAAGCTGACGCTTCGTCAAACTGCCATTTGCCCACGTGCTGAAAACCTCTGCTTTCAAGCATACGGATTTGTTTAGGTGTGGTTAAGCCCTCAATTCTTCGCTTTTCGAGCCTGTCAAGAATAAGTTTTGCTTTGCCGGCACTCTGGATTTCATCGGGGAATATTCCGAGCTTTTCAAGTTTTGCTTTCTGTTTGTCTGTAGGCGGAGAACACTCCCAGCCGAATGCCGGAACATATCCTGCAAGGTCCTGCGCCTGAATTGACATTTCGTACTGCAACGGATCTACAAGTTTGCGTTTGCGTGTTCGCATTTCCGCAAGCTGATTTGCAAGCGCCTCTTCACGCTGAGCAACAGCATCTTCACTTGCTTTTTCCTCCGCTTCTTCAATGTCAATCGGATAACCTGCCTGTTCCGATAAGTTTTCGGTCATCTTTCGTGCGACTTCTTCGTTGTCGCAAATGAGATGTGCAGGTCTGCAAAGTTCGTGTCGCTCTGTGTGCCACAAAAAGTCGAGCAGCAAAAGCTCCGTCTTGTTTGGAGCAAGTCTTGTACCTCTGCCGACCATTTGGCAGTAAAGCCCACGCACCTTTGTGGGTCTTAAAACAACAACGCAGTCAACACTTGGGCAGTCCCAACCCTCGGTTAAAAGCATTGAGTTACACAAGACATTGTATTTATCGTTTTCAAAGTCCTGCAATATCTCTGCTCTGTCCTCGCTGTTACCGTTTACCTCTGCCGCTTTAAAGCCTTTTTCGTTCAAAATATCTCTAAATTTCTGCGATGTTTTTACAAGTGGTAAAAACACAACAGTTTTACGGTTCTTACAGTATTTTTTCATTTCCTCGGCAATCTGATAAAGATACGGATCAAGTGCCGTGTCAATGTCGCTTGCTTTAAAATCTCCTGCCTGTGTGGCAACTCCCGAAAGGTCAAGTGTAAGCGATATTGTCACAGCTTTAATCGGTGACAGATACCCCTCTTTGATAGCCTTAGGGAGTGTGTATTCATACGCAAGCGAATCAAATACTGCTCCTAAATTTTTCATATCTCCTCGGTCGGGTGTTGCGGTAACACCCAACACTTTTGCATTGTCAAAATGCTCAAGCACACGCTGATAGCTGTCGCTGATTGAGTGATGTGCTTCATCAATAATGATTGTGTCGAAATAATCGCTGTCAAAGTTTGACAGTCTTTTCTCACGCATAAGCGTCTGTACAGAGCCTACAACAACCCTGTTCCACGAACCTATGCAACTTTGCTCGGCTTTTTCAACCGACGAATTAAGCCCTGTTGCTTTTTGGATTTTGTCCGCCGCTTGGTCGAGCAATTCTCCACGGTGGGCAAGTATCAGCACCCTGTCACCTCGACGGACACATTCTTCGGTGATTTTTGCAAAAACTATCGTCTTGCCACAGCCTGTAGGCAAGACAAGTAATGTTTTTAGGTTGCCGCTTTCCCACTCGGAGAAAACGGCATTCTTTGCTTCATTCTGATACGGTCGAAGTTGCATTAAAAGCTACCCGGTGTCCAGTTATTCGGCATCGCAGTATTTGGCGTTGCAGGCTGTGTGTTATACTGTGGCGGATATGTAGGCTGTACATACTGCTGAGGTGCAGACTGTGCTACGGCAGGCGATATCGTTGTCACCTGCTCATCGTATGCATAAAAATACTTGATGTCATTTGTTACGCCCTCTGTGCCGTCATTCTTGACATATTTGTGGATGATAACCTGACATTTACCTTTCTTGCCGATAATGCCTGTCCAGTCCATACGGAGCGGTTCGCCGTGTTTTTTCATTGACACGGACAAAAAGAGCTGTGACAGCTTCCATTCAAGCGATGAGTGCAGTACGAAATTAACTGTAATTTCTCGCTTGTCATCTGCTCCCCACACATAAAAAGTCACTTTTGCCATATTACATGGTGGCAGTTTGCCTTTACCCTGTGAGCGAGCACGCTCAACCTTTGCTACTGTAAAATCATAATCACCCTCGGGGAGCGGTTCATAATTTCCGCCCTCTTCGGTTATTTCGTCGTTCCAACCAAATTCTCTATCCATTTATACATCTTCCTTTCTTATTCAAACGGTAAGTCACGGTTGCTCTGTATCACTTCAAACACTTTATTCCACGCTCCCACAAGGCAACCGTTAATAAATCGTGGGTCATAGTTTGTAATCGGTGTATCATAAGGGTAGTGTCCCTGTGTAAACACCGCCTGTCTGATTTCGCTTTCGTCAACTCCGTTAGCTCTCATAAGGTCGGCAAGAGTTTTTGGTATGCCCTCAGGAATATTGACAGACTTGTCATTCTGTGGCATAGGTGCAGGTGGTACAGGCTCGGGAGCTTTTTCAATCTGCACAGGTTGTGGCACAGGCTGTGTCACAAGCTCTGCCTTAGGCGGCTGAGGTATCGGATTCTGCGGAACAGGAGCGTTATTTACAGGTGCAACATCATTAAAAATATGGGCAATGCCTGCATAGCTAAAGTCCATTTCTTCGGGCAGTCCGTGACGGTTCTTTGCGTCCCAACAAGGGTGATGAAGCGTGTACATCACTCTCCCTCCGCCCTGCGCTTTGTACTTTCTGCCGTCTTTGTCGGTCGCTACCGCTACTGTTTTATAATTTGCGAAAAGCACCATATCCGCCCATTCTTTTACAAGCGGAGAAATCTGTGAAGCAGTCTTTTTGCCGAGTTTAAGCTCCCAGCGGTCATATTCACCGATTTCATCAGGCTGTGAAAACTTGCGGAGCTGTGCGTGTGCGGTAAGCACAACATTGATACCTCTGTCAATCAAATCTTCAAGGCTGTTCAAAAATCTGCCGAACTCCTCTTTTTCGTAAACATATCCGTTTCCGTAACCGAAATCTTCAATACCTTTTTTGCCGTACTTTGAGCAAATATCATCAATGCAAAGCTGTTCTGCCCAGTCGATTGTATCAATAACAACCGTCTTGCATACAGTCGGATTGCTTTTGATATATTCAAGCTGACTCTTGAGCATCGTCCACGATGTCGGTTTATCCATTCTTGCAACATCAAGGTTTTTTGTACTACCCTCAGTGTCGATAAACAGAGGATTCGGAAACTGCGAAGCAAAAGTTGACTTGCCGATACCCTCGGGGCCGTAAATTACAACCTTTTGAGCCGACTTGATTTTACCTCTTGTGATGTTCATTATCTCACCCCCTGTACATCTGAAAAATTGATTTTATTGCCGTCAACATCAATGACAACATAGTCGATTGCGTAGTTGAGCAGTTCGTTTGTCAAATCCTGTATTGACTTGCCTGTCATACCTGCAATCAAAACAATTCTTGAATAGTTTTCAGGCATAATCTTGACCTTGGTATAACCGCAGGCAAGCTCTCTGTGCGGATTGCATTTGATTACACATTCATTTGTATTTGTTTTTGCTGTTGTTTTAGCTGTAGTTCTTGTAGCCATAATTAAAACTCTCCTTCTGTCCAAGTCGGTGTTGTAACAGGTGCGGTTGTTTCGGACTTAATATAACCGTCCTCAATGATGATTGAACATTCATCACCGTTTGAAACTCTTGTTGCAATAGCCTGCAATCCCTCTGATTCAAGCCATTTTGCAAAGTCTTTGAGTGTGTCGGTATCCATTTGTTCGAGCTTGTCAAGCAGGACAAATCCGCATTCGGGATTGAGCTTGCGAACAATTGCCGTAGCGACACGAAGCTGTTCCGAACCGCTCATGTTGTCCCACTTAAAACCGTTATATGTAAGCTCGCCATTTTCAACCGATAAGCCGTCAAGGGGCAAGTTTGCGTTGTTGAGCAAGTCATATTTTGTTTTGCGGATTTCTTCAAGCTGTGCCGTCATATCGGCGTACTTGCCGTAATATTCCTTTGCATCATCATCAGCTTTAGCTTTATCGAGGTTGGCTCTGACTTTGCGGTTAATTTCGTCAATCTCGGTAATGTTTCTTTCAAGCTCTGCCGTGCTTTCATCGTGCAGTTCGGCAACGGTCTTTCTGCTCTGTTCAAGCTGTGCAAGCACTTTTGTAAGTTCGGAATTGTATTTTCTCAAATCCTCGTTAAGCCTGTTGATTTCGCTCTGCAAATTGTTGGCACGGCTTTCAAGGTTATCTTTTTCTGCTCTCAGGCGGTTATTTTCACCGTTGCGTGCAAGAATTTCCTGCTGTTTATTGATAAATTCCGAGGCTGACACAGGTTCGTTCGGCACGCCTTCGTATTCGGGCATTTCGGCGGCAAACTTTTTCTTTTGGTCTGCAATCTGACCGATAGCACGGCGTTCGTTATACACCTGTGTTTCCTGCGTTTCAAGCTCGTAAACTCTGTTGCCTACACCGATAATCTGCAAAAGCGTGTCAGCCTTTTCCTTGCCGGTTGCATTCATAAATTTCGGCAGGTCAAGAGCAAAGTTACTGACAAATGCGTCAAGCAAAGCCTGTCCGCCTTTGTTGCCTGCGGTGTCAATTACTTTAAGACTGCTGTTCTTACCGCTACGCTCCACAACAATACCGTTTGAAAGCTTGATTTTGAGGTGTGGCGGAATTGTTGAACCCTCACGGTACGGAGCAGACGGAGCGAAACGATTACCGCCGAGAGCCCACGCAATTGCGTCAAGAACAGATGTCTTGCCCTGTCCGTTTTTACCGCCCAACACGGTAAGTCCGTTTTCGGTCGGTTCATAAGCAACCGCCTTTACTCTTTTTACATTTTCGATTTCAAAAGCTGATATTTTTACTGACATATTAAAGTCCTCCTTGACAATTCGCTTAAAATTGTCTATCATTTAATTAAGGTATTTTTCTTTGTCCGTTGAGGCTTTGTGGAGCTTCAGCGGATTTTTCTTTGCAATTGCAATTAATATTTAACATTGATATAATCCAACACCCTTGCCCAGCCGTATCTTTCGCCTGTTTTATCATCTGTGCAGCAGTTATACATCCAATACTCCCACTCTTTAGGATTTTGCTCTTTAAGTAAGTCAAATCTATGAGGGCGCTTTTCCAAGTGCAAACCAAATCCGCACATTGAGCAACCTGTTCTTTGAGCTTTGGTTGTGTACAAAGTACCATCTTCTTGCCTCTCGATTTTTCCATATATTTCGGGAACAGGAACATTTAAATCAAGAGCAAGTTGCAAAATGTCCTGTCTGTTAAAAATCGCAAACGGTGCTGATCTGATTGTAGATTTACCAAAATAATTACAACCATTTATCATTAAGGATTTAGCTCTTCTTCCGCCTTCGGAAGCCATCAAGCCAAGATAAGGCACGCTGTTATGTTCTTTTGCCCAAGTGTTACAAGGCTTTTCTTTTAGATAATAGCAGCATTTTGATGACACTTTGAAATTTGGAATTTGGTAATTTGTACCCTCTTCATTGTTCGCATAACCGCCGAACTTTTCAAGCCATTTTTGCGACATTTTCATACGACTGTTTTTTTGATAACCGCCATAGGCCCCTGTTTCGCCTGTTACAATAGCGTGTCGAACAGTTTTGTTTTTTTCGGTCGGATTTGCAAGTAATTCAATCTTGGCGGCAATTTCTTTTGATAAGACAGGAAATCCAAACTCCTGAATTATATCCTGTTTAGTCCAGCGGTGTTCTTTTCCTGCACTGTCAACATAACGAACTGATGGCTTTAACCTTTCAATTCCGAGCTCTTTATGTATTTTTTGAATACTCGAATTTTCAAGATAAGAAACGCTGATTCCTGGGGCATGGATTCCGATCGACTTTAAAAAGATAAATAATGTAATGCTATCAAGACCGCCGACCGAAACGTGATAGTTTAATTCTCGTCTATCGCATTCTTCAGCAAATTCTCTCGCTCTGATAGTTGCATACTTAACTTTAAATTCATAATCCTGTTTTTGCTTAACAATGAAATCAGAGATTTTTCTCTGTCCGTCAATTCTTTCCATTCGTTCAAAAACATTTTCTTTCATTTCTTCACCCCCACACATTCAAAATTGAATACTTCGGATTCAGGCGTTTCAAGGGCTTTGAGCTTGCGTTTTAGTTCTCGGTTCTCGTGACGATAACCGTTTGACGCTGTTTTTTCGAGGGCAAGGTCCGTTCTTGCGTTCCTTAGCTCAATGCTGAGATGTCTGTTCTCTGCTCTGAGGTTTTCCACATCTTTGAGCAGTTTTCTGCGTGTCGGGTAGTTTCTTAACCACATTGTTAATGCTCCTTTATGTATTGTCTGATTTCTTCCTTATCAAATCGCCAAAGCTTTCCGATTTTGTGGGCAGGAAGAACGCCCCTTTGTGCAAGCCGTGTTGTATAATCAACATTAAGTGCAAGCAACCGTGCCACATACGGCACATCAATAATCACCGGCACTTCATCCCAATTGATGATAGGTCTTTCTCTCGGCATATGTACACCTCCTATTTTTCGTTGGTAATTTTGTCTGAAACGATTTCGACTGATTCAACATCAGCAACGCTTGATTCAGTCTATAAGATTTTTGATTCTTTACCTATAGTAGTAGATTTCAAAAATCAAATAGAAGCCACAAACAAATCAAATAACAGTAATCAAAAATTTGATTTACAGAAAGGAGTTGCAAAACTTACTCCTGTTGGAAAAGCGTTCATTGATGTTTGTCTTCGTCCTTTGCCCACTTAATCAGATCCATAATTTGAGCGTCGTGCTTATCAAGGTAGCTGTCTATTGTTTTATACAAATGGGCGGCTACTATTTTTATTGCTAATACTGCTGAAACAAAAGCTGTGCAAAGCATTAGCAGTCCTAAAATTATGATTACTTCCGTCTTTTCTTCACCTCCTAAGCTGATTTCTGCTGTTCGGCAAAGTTAGTTTCTGATAGTTTCTATGAAACAAGAAGGATTGTTAGTTCTTCCTAATAAGTAATCGGTTGAACAATTAAAAATATCAGCTAAACTCAAAAGTATATTAATAGGGATATTACCTTTTGTTTGCCAATTATAATAACTTTTACGTTCAATTTTTAACTTATTAGCAAGGTCTTCTTGTGTCATATTAGCTCTTGCTCTTTCGGCTTCAATATTTGGATATAAAAACAGCACTAATCTCACCTCCTTTATCGTATCAAGCAAAATACTCTTATTGCGTATTTACAAGCTAATTATATACGCAATAAGAGTATTTGTCAATATCTTTTACAAGTAAATTACGCACAAAGAGTATTGCAGATTTTTGTGCAATTACACTAATTGAATATTATTTTAATTATTCGCTTGACATTTTTACTCATTTAGAGTATTGTATTTATAACAAATAAATCGTTTTATTGGAGGGAAAAATATGCTTGGAGAAAAACTTAGAGAACTTAGAACAGAACTTAATCTTAATATGAAACAAGCTTCCGAAAAATTAGGGATCTCATACACAACTTACGTTGGCTATGAAAAAAATGAAAGGGAACCAAACTCTGAAACTTTAATCAAATTAGCTGATTTTTATAAATGTTCTGTCGATTATTTAATAGGAAAAACTATAAGACTAAATTTTATTCCACATGAAATCGAAGAAGCTGAAATTAAATGCCCTTTGTGTGATTATGATTATGTCCATTTTATTAGAGTTTTATCGGTAAATTTCTCACAAGAAAAAAGTAGCGGAATGGCTATGGAATTTTTATGCGAGGATGGGCACAAATTTTATATTGTTGTTGAAACATACAAAGGTAATACATATATGGTAAATGTAGATGACAATAACAATATTTTAGGGTACACCTCGTTTATTAATAGTAACTCAGACGACAAAACAAACATTCACAAAGAAAAACTAATTACTAACTATGCGGCATTAAATAATTTTGGAAAAAATAAACTTCTCGAATATTCAAATGATTTAATATGTAGTGGTAATTACAATAAAGTTTACAAAATAAAAACTGCCGCCCGAGATGGAAGTTTTAAGGAAACAACCGTTACAGACGACGATTTTAATAAACTTATGGATTTGCCTGATGTTGATGACTTAAAATAAAGTCTTGAAATTTTTTGTAAACTTCCCGTTCAAGCGGAGCAATTAAAAACTTGTTCCGCTTGTAGAGCTCCTGCATTCGTTGCCAGCGATATTCCGCTGCAGTTTGACTTATATCACAGAGCTGAGATATTTCGTCAGCACTTTTGACCTTTAATCCCCACAACACACAAGCCGGAGCAAGTAGCCTGCTTGCAAATACATTTGCTTCCTGTTCAATGGGATTGTCATTTGGCGAGATTTCTCGGTTGATAAGTTCATAGCGGCCAACATGGCCAAGCATAATGTGTCCGAGCTCGTGAGCAACGGTAAAGCGTTTCCGCTGTCGGTTGCAGTCTTGCCGTACAAGTATGATAGGCTGATTGTTAATGACGGTGCATTTACCGTCATTGCCCTGCTCAAACTTATCATAATACTTTACTGCAATGCCGAGCTTGTAACACAGTTCAACAATATTAACAGGGAGTTCTCGGACGTTTTCTTTTAACAGGATTTCCCACGACATATTTCGGGACTTCTGATACTTTTTATAATCCATAAAAATCACCTCGTAACTATTATGGATTACAAAAATAAATTTACAGCAATAAAGCAATAACAAAATAAAAAACCGCCCACAGCGGCAACTGTGAGCGGTCAAAATAAGGATTAGAGAAGTAGGAACTCCTCGAATATTATTATATAATATTTGACATTATGTGTCAATGAGGAGGCTATTATGGGATTATTATCAAAATTATTTAAAAAGCCAAAATCAGAGGTAAAAACTCCTGCGATGCAACCGGAATCGGGCAAGTCGCACACGAAAGTTTTTAAAGTTGCAGGTGTTACCTTTCAGGGCAGGCAGAAGTTACTTAAACAACTCAAAACTGACAAAAAAGCAGGCAAAGTGCTTAATGTGCAGTTACAGGAATACGATTATAAAGGCGAGCCTGCAATCAAGGTGCTTGTCAACGGTTTAGATGTCGGCAATCTCCATATAGAAGATGTAGCTTTTGTTAAAGAAAATCAAGAGCGAATTCTTGGCATTAACGATTTTACAATTGGTGAACATTACGATGAGAACGATAAAGTAAGTTATAATGCAAAGGTTAAAATGCTCATAGCAAATAAAAATTAAATAAAAAAAATCCGCCCTGCTCGACTGGTCCTCGAACAGAGCGGAAACCACCACACAGGGTGCAGTGATACTACTAAAAGCAATAATATTGTATCACACTCCCCTGAATTTTTCAAGTTTTGAATATCAGGGGATTTTTGCACCCTTTTTTAAGCAAAAGGAGTGTATAAAATGAAAAAACGCAAAGACGGGCGCTATCAGAAGAACATCTATATCGGACGAGATGAAAACGGTAAACGAAAGTACAAATCCGTATGTGGCACATCACGAAAAGAGGTTGAAACGCTTGCCGCCGAATTAAAACAAAAACTCGGCAAAGGCATAGATATCTCATCCGATGATACATACGGATGTTGGAAAAAACGCTGGCTAACGGTTCAGAGGTCACTGCAAACACCACAGCAATACAAAACGCTTGAACGGTATCTCAAACATTTTACAGAGCTTGAACCTTACAAAATCAACAAGCTGACAATTGCCGATTTTCAGGAAATCGTGTTCGACTTAGCCGCTAAGAACCCTACAACAGGCAAACCCACAGCGAAAAAGTCGCTGAAAGAGTTCATCGCAACCGCAAGCCGAGTGTTTGAGTATGCTATTGAAAACCGAGCTATCGACTTCAATCCACTGAAATATGTCAAAATATCAAAGAATGCGGCAAAGAAAAAAGAACGCAGAGCCTTGTCACCTGAAGAGCAAAAGCTAATAATCAACACTCCGCACAGAGGAAGATTGCCGGCAATGATTATGTTGCTTGCAGGACTGCGAAGAGGTGAATGTCTCGGCTTGCAATGGGCGGATATTGACTTGAAACGCAACAAAATAAATGTTCATCAGACTTTGGTTCTTGACGGAAATAATTCTTACATAAAAGCAGGAGCGAAAACAGAAGCAGGTGTCCGCAAGGTTGATATTCCGACCGTTCTGTCAGACTATCTGAAAAGCCTTGCACCCCACTCCCCATTTGATTATGTAGTCACAACCACCAAAGGCAAACTTATGACAAATTCAGCGTGGCGAAGATTGTGGGAGAGTTACATCAATTGCCTAAACCTCGAAGCATTCAATTCACAGCAAGGCAAAATTGTCGGCATTGCTCCACGCAGTAAATACTGCCCCGACGGTATTCCGCAGGTCATAGAACCGTTTACAGCTCATTGTCTTAGACACACCCACGCAACAAATCTTTTCTATTCAGGCTATGATATTCTCTACATTCAACACCAGTTAGGGCATACCAAACCCGAAACCACCTTGAACATTTACACGCATTTAATGCAAGATGATACTGAAGCACCTGCGAAAAAACTTGATGATTTTCTCAATCGTAAAATAAGCTAAAAAATAAATGCAAGGCAAATGTTAGGCAACTAAACTTGAAAAGTCCGATAAACACTAAGTTTTTCACACATTTATTAAGTGGTTTGGGACCAAGATGCCGCAGGTTCAAGTCCTGTCACCTCGACCAAAAAAGGTGGTTTTTTAACCGCCTTTTATTTTTTGCCAAAATTACTTAAAATGCCTTAAAAGTGGCTTAAACACTGGGTTTTTGAGATTTCAAAAATTCAGTTGAGTAATTTT